GACACTTTAGATTTCCCTCAATGCTGGAACGACGCGCTCATTATGGCCTTAGCAGTGCGGCTGGCTCCTGAGTATGGCCTGCCTCCCAATGACCGTCAGATTTTGCGACAAGAGGCTAAGGAAGCTAAGGATTATGCCCTGTCGTTTGGAACCGAAGAGGGTAGTCTACGCATAGCGCCTGATTGGAGTCGTATGGGGATGAAGTAATGGCTTATACAAACACACCACAATTTAGTACGTATCAGAACAAGCGCATTGCGTTCATTCAGAACGAGAACCTGCGCAATGCTACAACGAATCGTGATGTACATCTTATTAATGTGTTCGGGGAAGCAATTGAAACCGACACCACCAAGCAGAAGTTCATCACGATACGTTCGCGTGGAGGTCTTGAGGAAACGATTCCTTTCGGAGGGACTAAGGCCCCCCGGGGATTCTTCGAGCGCCACTGGAAGGGCAATTGGTACTATGTTGTGGACAATGAGCTACACAAGTACGACGGGAATACCGATACGGTAATCTTTACCCTCCCCAGCAGCTCTGGTCCTGTGGGCTTTACTGACTATAGCTCCACTACGGAAGATTTACTATTCTTCTGCGATGGGCAGAATGGTTGGAACTTAAAAACGGACGGTACGGTGGTCAGTATTATTCCAGATGTGTGGCAACCAGGAACTACTTACGCATTTGGGGATCGGGTCCGGCCATCCGCTTCTAGCGACTTTTGGTACACCTGTGTTACCGCAGGAACATCTGATCCGACAGAGCCTGTGTGGCCTACTACGATTGATGACACAATCATAGACGGTACGGTGGAATGGAAAACTATTGGGGGTAATTTCCCAGTGCCCCATATTCCTATGCCGGTATATATCGACGGATATCTAGTCCTAGCGAAAGCAGGTACTCAAGATTTCTACAATTCGGAATTAGAAGATCCATGGAATTGGCCACTGGACGGGTTCCTTTCTGCTGAAATGTATCCTGATAACCTCGTAGCGTTATGTAAGTACAACAACTACATTCTTGCCGGTGGAGAGGATACAATAGAATTCTTCTACGACGCAGCACACGAGACCGGAAGTCCCTTTGAGAGAAACGAGTCTGCGATAGCCACCATCGGTATTGCAGCTCCTCATACGCTTCTACAGACGGACAGGCAAGTGATCTTTGTGGGCCAAACCGCTGACGGCGGAAAAACTGTATGGAAGATCACGGACTTCAAGCCAGAGGAGATAGGCATTCCCCCTGTAAGGGAATCACTCACTGCCGAGGATGGGAACATTGTTAATATCCGTGCTTACATGGTGCGACACAAGGGACACAAGTTCTACGTGCTTCGACTGTCTAGCCGAACGTGGGTGTACGACTTTGACGAAAATCTGTGGCATGAGTGGATGGTAGGCACCTTCAACTGGCCAGGGTATTTGGCCTCCGACAACAACGTCGGGGATTCGTTTATTTTGACTCCCGAAGGGGTGTACACGCTCAAGAATGAACTGAATCAGGATCTGGGCTCCATACCAATAGTGAGGGAATGGACTACCGACAGTTTGGACTTTGACTCGATTAATCGGAAAGCAATGATACGACTGGCTGTAGTAGGAAACATGCCCTTCAACGGCACTATTGACGTGAGCTGGTCTGACGACGATTACGCCACTTGGTCTACACCTCGCGCTCTAAACTGTAACCTACAGAGGCCAGCGCTGGTGAACGGAGGAATATTCCGACGACGTGCTTTTAAGTTCATGAACACGGATAACGTGGAATTGCGCTTAATTGGGCTGGAGCTAGTGTTTAACATTCACACGAGTTGACTATGGCAGGAACCCTACCCCCATTTCCGCAGAACAGTCCGCCTGGATCTTTTCTGTGGATTGACTGGTACCGCAAACTCCAAAACTTTATCCAAGGTGTGGCCACTCTTTCGTGGTCCACCATTGATAAGACGGACTCGAATCTTACCGACCTACAAACACGTAACCACAATGACCTGCAAAACATTCAAGGTGGGGATGGAAGCGCGGAGTACTTTCACCTAACTGAGGCACAGTACTTGAATCTTCCCTCCACCTATGTGGATGAGTTCACAGAACTGACAGATGTTCCGGGCACATATGCAGGAGCGAGCGGTTATACTGTAAAGGTGAATGCTGGGGAGACAGGGCTAGAGTTTGTGGCTCCAGATCCTCCGTATGAGTTACCGGCTGGAGTTGTACTAAATTTAACTGTTGTGGGAACTAATTTAGAATTTGATGAGTCTAATGGCGATGGAACCACAACACACAGGATTATTCCCATATGATCAATAAAATCCAGAGTCAGGAAGATCTCATTGAGATCCTAAAAACTGGAAAAGAGTTTCACTCCCAGAGCCGTTTTGGTAAACACACATTAGATCTCCGGCGTATTGTCCAGTATCTGGAGAAGGCAGAA